ACCGCACTGTTATATGGATTCATCATACCACCATTATCAAACTGACTAACATTCTTACCAAGCAACTCACTACCCATTGCAAGCATAGGATTAGTAAATACTTGTAGTCCAGCCATACCTCCACCTGCACCGCCCCCTTCTCTTGAGAACTGATCTCCATATACAAGTGATGATGGTCTACCAGACATATTCATTACACCACTAACATTAGGTCTTTCCATAAGTGGATCAGGCATATCTGGTGATGTAGCTGGCTCAACCTGTATAGGCGCATTAGGATCTGGCATATCAGGAGTGACGGGATCAACACCCATTATTGGATCTGTAGGTACACCAGGATCAACAGGTATTCTTGGTGGAAAAAACGGCAACAAGCTATTTATATTCTGTTTTCCTGTGCCTGCATTTGATTGTGGTGTTGTCTGTCCTCCAGTAACCTGATAAGGATCTTGGACATTAAATAAGCCTAGTCTAGCCATAATTATAATTTTAAATACAAAGTTAAAAAAATTATTTGTAATTGTGAGGGAGGGATGCTTTGTACCTTTATGCCCCCTACCTTCTACATTTTTTTCACACCCACCCTATTTTTTAGTTGCACTTTTGTTTTATGTATATTTTATTGTATTAATCTAAACTTATTATTATTATGAACACACTTATTATTATTATAGTTACTATATTACTTACAAAGTACGGAATGTTCAATACGAAACAGATGACTGATGATGTTAAACTATTTACTAACGAACTAAAATCTATTAGACATGGAAAAGACGATAAAGATAAATCTTAATATTGAAGTACCTGCTGGTACATACACTGATATGATTAAAGAGATTACCAAACATCTTAATCAATAATATAAAGGGAGACACTTAGTCTCTCTTTTTTTCTTTTGTTTACAAAAAAAAATATTTGTAAAAAAAATATAATTATCCCTGATTGTGTTTGTGTGATATAGTCTAATACTATACAAATACACCTTTTTTTTTACATATACAATAATATAATATAGTTAAACTATTGATTATCAATCTGTTATATAATATATTGTAAAAATACCGTTTATAAAATACTAACTAATCTATTTAATTGATTGATATGCTTTGCGTATTCGCTCTGCGAAGTTAGTGTTTTTTTTGGACAAAGTCAAGTGCAATCTATCAGATTAATGCAAAATTGTAATCAGTATACTATTTAACAGTTTAATGTTTTATATATATACTATAAGAATAGAGTAAAAGAGTGTATACGCTCTCCTGCTTCAAAGGTATATTCATCATAGGTTTACCCTCTATTCTTTTTTTTATTAATTAAAATCAAAACTATGGAAACGTTATTCATTGAGTGTTCTTGTGGTAATACCACAGGTTTCAGACACTCACACAATGTGGCAGAATGCACGTCATGTGCTGCTGTCATACATATGGACACACCTGTGTATCATCAGGTGCAATACAAATCTCTTGACGAGATTGCCAAAGAGCAAGCTCTGATTGATATGCGTCAGCTAGACTATATAGACTGGGCGCAAGTATTTGATACAGATAATATAAGAGTGGCTGTTTAGTCACTCTTTTTTTGTTTAACTTAAAATTAAAATATGAACAATACTAATTTTATACAAGAAGACTACGAGAAAATAGCTCGTATGCTTGAAAATAATTATTATAAACTTGAAGAGATATATAATCTACAACAAGAATATAATAGAAAACCATTAGACAAGTTAAAACTTGCTATATCTAAAGTTAAAAGTAATGTTAAAGCTAAGATACCAACAGTATCTATAAACTTTGACAGAAAATAATAATCATTAAAAATTAAATCATGAAAGATACTATTTTTGCAAAAGGTATGTTTGTTAAATCACATACCACTAATAATAATAAAGAAATAATCAGCGTTTCAATCAATGTAAATGACGTATGTCAGACATTGAAAGAGCATTATAATAAAGACGCTAATGGTAATCCGTGGGTAAACATCAAGTTGATCCCAAGAAAATCTGTTTCAGATAAAGGACTTACACATGTACCTGTTATTGATACATACTTTAAGAAAAATTCAGAGCAAAAAGCTATGGACAATCTTAAAGAACTAGCGAATATTCAGACTAAAACTGCTGATCTGCCTCTATAATGGGCATCCTTACTATAGCCTTGTTTACTGCCGTTGGCTACTATATAGTTTTATATAAAGCTATCGGCAGGCGCAAGCTAGTTAAATCTCAAGCATTTTGGGACATTTTATTTACATTTGCTATCCCAATAATATTTATTGGTACATTCAGTGGCGTGGCTACAGCTGTCGTTGCTGGTGTATTGTTTTCCATTTTCACGTTTCTTACACCAAGAGACTAGGACAACCCCTTCGGGGGTTGTTTTATTTATATTCTATAACTAAAAAAAAATAATTATGTATACCTTTGAACTATCTTCAGAATATCTGAAACAAATAAAAGAACTTATCAAAACAAGACAAAAAACACCGTACGATTTGGCTCATGCATCGTTTAGAAAAAATAACGCTGACGTTATTATTAAACATGTAGATAGAAAAAATCTTGTAATTACATTTCTAGACGGATCTGTTGAACAGTTCAAACCTACACGTAGAAAACTATTCTACAAGTATATAGATAATTTAAACTACTTATATACAGTAGCACGTAAAGCATATGTATCAAGATACTTTGATATAATTAATAAATTCAATCATAGACATAGTCAGAATACCATAGGTTCTATTGTGTCTATATAATACTAAAGTCATGTAGCGTCTTAGTGGAGCTTTAGTATTTAAAAGGGCGGTCTCAGTCGTACGAACACTGCCCTTTTTTTCTAAAAATATAAATATGAAAATACACTATAATACATTAAAAATTATTAAATCAGCATTTAATAAAAAGTTTGTAATCTATACAACTGGTGTCAATAGCCTATCACTTCGTTTTGGATATTGGGACAAAATTGATCATCAATTATTAAACAATATGTTAGTAATGCATGAAAATGATATGTATATAAAAGTAACAGAACAAACAATAAATGATGAAGACTGCGGTGATAAGTATTCTTATTCTGTAACAAAAGATATTAACTTAAATAAATAATTATGCCAAATTGGTGCTGGAATCACCTAACTGTAACAGGTGATGAAAAAGAACTACATGAATTTGTAGAAAAATCAACGAAAGCTCAAAAAGATTCAGAGTTTTCATTTGAAGGTACTTTACCACGTGGTGATCGTAAAGATTGGTACGACTGGTCTATAGGAAACTGGGGTACTAAATGGGATGCATGTTATCCACATATTGAAAACGATGATAAAGAATATTTCGCTGTAACATTTGATAGCGCTTGGTCGCCACCAATTGAATGGTTAGAAAATATTGTACATATGTTTCCTAAACTTTATTTTACACTAGAATATGAAGAACCAGGTATGTGTTTTGCAGGTATTTTAGAAATACAACACAACAAAATACACGACGATAGATGTTGGGACATTGAATCAGCATCGGAGTGTTGTCATGGAGAAATTGATTGGGAACATCCTGAATACGATTATTATTGTACAATATGTAGATGTGAAACAGAAGCTGTTTCAGTGAGAAAAGATCAAATTAAAAGAAATCTTAACTATGATTATAACTATGAAAAATAATATTGAAACTATATCATTTAACGTAAGTAAAACTATAAACATCGGAAACTTTGAAGCTATTAAAATCAATTATGGTCAAAGTGTTACTGTTGATCCTAGCAGAGATATTGAGACGCAGAGACAAGAACTAATCAACGATTGTTATGCTGTTGTTAAACAAGAGACATCTCATTGGGATAAATTAAAATCAGTGCAGCATGTTGATAGAAACAAAAACATTAATGTTATACAGAAATGAAAAAATATTTGATAAAGAAACTAATCAGTGGTTATAGAATTAATCCCAGTTTATCTGGGATGACACTGGTTGGTATTCCACATAATGTCAAAGATAACAGTATACAAGTTCAGTATGCTGATCAAAAAATGATAATAAATAGTAATACACCTTTATTGGGTAAAAAATCATTTAAAGATAAATTTGGACGTGATAAAACGTACATACTTTATTATTATGAATGGACTCCTAATATGTCACAAATAAAATTAGAACTATGAAATACATATTAAAAACTAGTGGTAAAGAAATATACATATACAGAAAGTATTGGTTATTTAAATCATTATACTGTATATTTCCACAAGAAGAATTAAAAGAAGCTATAGAATATTTAAATTATATCAATGACAGGTAAAGAAGTAAAAAACTACATATGCGACACATATGGAACAGATGCATTAAAACATGATCCCTATGCATTAGCAGATGCAATAAATCAAACACAAGAAGATATGGATTATGATAATGAGTGGGATTTATTTTATTTATTAATTGAAAACAAACCAATACCATCTTTGCATACGCACAGTTATGGGTTTCATACACGTAATGGTAGAGGTATAATAGAAAGAATTAAAAGTTATTATTATGAATACCAAGAAATATAAAATATTTTTCAATAGAACATACTACTCATATATAGAAGTAGAATATCCAGATGATGGTGCAGATCACAAAGAAATAATTAACGATTTGATTGAGGATGGTGATAAAGAGATTTGGACTGAAATGGCTGAAGCAGAATTATCACAGATGGGTATTGAAGATGAAGAGTGGGAAATAGTAGAAGTAAAAACTAAAAATAAATAATTATGGGTACAAGAAGTTTAACTTATATAAAAGATCAATACGAAGATAATGATAATATTATCATATGTATGTATCGTCAATATGACGGCTATTTAAGCGGTCATGGTAAAGAACTAGCAGAATTTTTACAAGACTTTACTGTTGTAAATGGTTATAACAGTTTAACTCCTGCTCGTTCTGCAAATGGCATACCATGTTTAGCAGCACAGTTAGTTGCACATTTTAAAGATGGTATTGGTAATATTTATTTATATCCAACTAGTACAAAAGATGTTGGAGAAGAGTTTATATATACAATATCACTAACTGATAGTCAAATATATATTGAAGTTAAAGATGCTTGGAGTGATAAAATTATATTTATTGGCACACCAGCTGAACTAATTGAAAAAATTAATACTAAAGAATATGCTTAATACAGAAACTATTTTACAACAAAACGGCCTTGATTGGGAGGTCGTTAAAAAACCATTAATGTACTCAGGACAATGCACTCCTGAGGCTAATAATGGATTACACGATACACCATACTATGCACTTGTTAGGTCAGATAATGGTGAAGTATTAAATAGTGTATCAAAATCTTATACACCAACACAAAACTATACTATCATAGAAACTATGCGAAATATTGCAAAGGACAATGAACTTGAAATTGTTACAGCATTATCATTGCATGGTGGCAGAAAAATTGTTGTTCAAATGCAAAGATATAATAACATTACAGTTATTGGTGGTGAAAGAACACAAGAATATATATATGCTATGAATAGTCATGATGGTTCTTGTTCATTAAAATTTGGATTTATGAATAAAGTTATGTTCTGTCAAAATCAGTTTGCTTGGATGTCAAAAAATGCATTTGCAAGTTATAGGCACACTAAATCTATACAAGATAAAGTTGGCTTATTATCTGGTATGATTGATTTTACAGATCATGATAGTAAAATAGCTGATCTTCATGATTTTGCTACACAAAATGTAACAAAACAACTTATAAAAGATACAGTAGATTACTTAATTAATACAGATCGTCTTAATCCTCATAATTTACAATATAGCAATACAAATAAACAATTTTCAACAAGATTAAAAAATCAACGTGAAAAACTTGAACAATGTATCATGCTTGAAATGTATAGAGTAGGTCATAACAAATGGGGTTTATTTAATGGTGTAACACAATTTACAACACATCACAAATCAGCTCCAAAACGTACTTTTGGTCAACAAGAATCTATTCTTATTGGCGCATGTAATAAAATGAATAATAGAGCTTTTGAGTATATTAAAAATTATTAATATGAAAGTGATTATAAATAAAAATCAACAAAAAATTAATTTTAAAAACCATGTTGGGACTATCATAATGATAGCCCAACAAAAAGCTGAAGCGGGATATGATAGGTTTTCCTATCCAATACCGTACGGTCAGGGCATAAATTTAGAAAACTTAATTAATGCAGTAGAAAAACAAACTGAACAATCAGTGTATGCATTTTGTAGAAATGGAATAATTAAATTTAGAATAAGAGATTAAGAAAATGGAAATAAAAAACCCAACTAAATATTGGACTAAAAAAGCTGCTGATCATTTGATCGGCAAAAAAATTGTAGCCGTAGAATATCTTCTTGATCCAGAGTTAGAAGAATTTATGTGGCACAAATCACCACTAGCAATAAAGCTAGATGATGGTCACTGGATTTATCCAACTATGGATGATGAAGGTAATGACGGTGGTGCTATGTTTACAACTTATAAAGATTTGCCATGCATTCCAGTGATATAGATGTTTCTGTAAGTAAATTAATTATACTTGATTATCGTAAAAATATTACATTTATTTATACTTTACCATATGAATTTTGTAATGATAACATGCAAAAAGACTATATTGAGAAAAAAGTAGAAGAATTTATGCGTAATAATGGTCATAAATCTAAGTGGTGTCAGTGGATGTTTACTAAGAATGAAGTAATAATTAAATAATTATATTTGTAAATCAAAACAAACTTAATGGATACACAAGAAATTGAACAAATTTTATTGGCTAAAATCATTGTATCAAATAAATTAATTGATGATATGGGTGATTACTTGCATAAAGATTTGTTTGAAGATCCATTTCACAAGTCAGTTTATCATGCAATAAAAACATTACATAAACAAAACAAAACTATTGATATATTATCTCTGTCTACTTACATAGGTGGAGATAATATAACAAGAGATATAGCTGATATTATAGTATATGATTCAGTTTACTACTCTGCACAAACTTGTGTAGCAGTATTAACAGAAAAATATCAAAAAAGTTTATTGGCTCACATTGTTAGTGATGTAAATAATAGCTTAAGTAACCAAGAAGAACTTGAACTTATTATAGATAAATTAAATGTAAATTTAGAAAAACTACAAATTGCAGAACCTACTAAGCTTTCTGATATTAATCAACAAGCGATGAATTTTCTCAGTGATGTAGAACTTAGAATGAACACAGAAGGTTTACTTGGTATATCTTCTGGCTTTGAATCTATAGATAAATTTACAGGTGGTTGGCAAGAAACAGATTTAATTGTTGTAGGTGGAGCGTCATCTATGGGTAAGACTAGCTTTGCTTTAGCTCTTGCTTATAATGCAGCTCTACACTCTTCTACACCAACAGTAATATTTTCTTATGAAATGTCTGCTATACAATTAATACGTAGACTTGCTTCTATGGATTCAGGTATTTCTAACAGATATATTACAAATGGTACAATCAATATGGAAGAACTAAAACGTATACATGGATCTATTTCTAATATACAAAACCTACCATTACATATTGATGAAACAAATGTAACATCATTAAATTATTTATTACGTAGAATAAGAGAATATGTAACTACAAAGAATGTAAAACTTATTATGGTTGATTACTTACAGCTTGTAAGTTATAAATCAAAAGGTTCTACTAGAGAACAAGAAGTTAGTCAAGTGGCAAGATCATTAAAAAATTTAGCCAAAGAACTAAATATAACTATTATAGCACTAAGTCAGCTTAACCGTGGTGTTGGTATGCGTAATAACAGTAAGCCAACGCTTGCAGACTTACGTGAATCAGGCGAAATAGAACAAGCATCTGATGTTGTAATACTTATATATAGGCCTGAATATTATGGTATAGAATTTAATGATAATGGCACTTCAGCTAAAAACTCTGCAACTATAATTTTTGCCAAAGGTAGAAACATAGGTGTAGGCGAAGTTACACTAGGATTTAAAAATGAGATAACTAAATTTGTAGACTATGAAACTATTTAAAATAATAGGCAGACATCCAATGCTTTCAATTGCGATTTTAACATTAATAATATTAATGATAACACCAATAATGATTGCTCTATTTATATCAACTTGCGTTGTCTTGCCTATGTATTTAACTGTTCAATTATTTTATAATAAAGATTAAAATGTTATATTTGTCTTGTGAAAGACAAACAAAACAAAATAACTAGGGTAAAAGATATAGTATCTGAGATAGCTCATGATTTAAAACTTGATAAAAAATTAGTAAAAAAAGTATTACTATTTACGTTTCAAGAAATATCATTAACCTTATTATTAAAATCAAAACCTATAATGATCAGAAGATTTATAAAGTTCGTTATAGCAATGAAAAATATCAAAACAAAAACAAATGGATTTAAATCAACTAAAGAAAGAGTTACCTTATAAGTGGCGTGTACAGTCCACTAGATTTGGTAAATCAACTTGTGTCGCATATATAGACGCAAGAGATTGTCAAGACTTACTAGATGAAGTAGTAGGTCCTGATAAATGGCAAAGTATATATTATGAAGAAAATGGATTACTATTTTGTAAAGTAGGTATACTTTGTAATGACAATATTTGGATATGGAAATCAGATACAGGTTCAGAATCTAACGTAGAAAAAGATAAAGGTCATGTGTCAGATGCATTCAAACGTGCATGTGTATTGTGGGGTATAGGTAGATTCTTGTATAGACTACCAATACAAACACTTACTACAAAACAATGGAAGGGTAAAGAATATCCATATGCTCCTGAAAAAGATAAAATTATATTTGATGGAGACACCCTTACAAAATATATAAATTGGAAACTCAAAAATAATTAATTATGGAAACTTATATACCAAAAAACAGTATCAATATACCTGTTGAAGACGGCAATATAGCAAACTGGAGTAAGGAAGAACTCATGGAAGAACTGCAAAATCTAAAACAAGAAAATGCAAGACTTAGAAAAAACAATGAGACTTATAAATTGAAGTATATAGCGTTAATAGAAAAATTAGGAAACTTAAAAAATATAATAAATGAAAGTATTACCTTTTAATTTAAACACCACAGTCGTAACAAGGGCTAAAGGTGAAAAAGTAGATTACATAGAGCCTGGTTCTCATTTATGTAAGATTACAAGTATCACAACTTCAGATGATCTTGATAACTATAATGGATCACCATTCATAGATTTTAATGTTACATCAAATAATAAAGTTGGTAGATGTAGATTCTGGGCTGTTAAACAAACAGACAAACCTAAAACACAAGAATGGAAAACTAAACAAATAAAAGATTTTCTAATTAATGCTGGTGTTAGAGATTTTTCTGATGATAGTCAAGCAATGAATGATGCTGTAGGTAAATCACTTATGATAGCATTTATATCAGAAGAATATATATCTATAAATAAACAAACAGAAGAACCTGTAATTAGAGAATCTATCAAGTATAGATGGAGTTCTAAAGAAGGTGGTAAATGTACATATAGTCCTGACATGAATAAACAACTAACAGAAGATGAAATGTCTGAGTTTAGTATGAAACATAGTGAATGGACTAAAAACGCCAACACAGATTATGTTGGTTCGGATGTAGAGGACGATTTACCATTTTAAGAGATAACAAATCCCAAGGGTATCAGGTAGAATATATAAATAAACTGTATGTTCCCTTCGTTGCTAAAGGGGGTGTAAAGACACAAACCACGATTGGTAGATGATTACCCCTTTAAAAAGACCATAGGTGACCATACATTGATAAGCAACATTTTTATTTATTCTTTAAGACTTAAGTGCGCCAAATTCCCCTTGGGTGCAACTCTTATAAATTTTGTTATATTTGTTTTATGGAAACAATTTTCATTCCTGGAAATGTTCCATCAAGCAAAAATGGCAAAAGATGGACAGGCAAGTATTTAATTCATTCCAAAACAGTTATGAATTATATTAAACACTCCAAAGAAGATTGGGTTAATAACAAATTTAGATTTTTGAAACTACTTGAAGGCAAGGATATACCATATAAAATTAGCTTTAAATTTATTAGAAATAGTAAAAGAAAGTTTGATTATATTAATCCTTGCCAAACTGTCCAAGATCTTATGGTGAAATATGAATATCTTCAAGATGATAATTGCAATTATATTATACCATATTTTGAACCGTATGAAATAAACAAAGATGATGCAGGTGTTATAATAAAAGTAATATGATTATACCAGACATAGAATTTTATAGTGAAAGAAATAAATTTATAGATAATATAATTGAAAATATAGATTCTAGAATTGAACAACTACAAAAAGATTTATCAAAATCTCCTAAACTTAGTAGATCGTATTTTATACTAACTGGCACAGTACAAGCCATGATTACAATAAAAGAAGAAATACTACAAAAACAATATAAACTAAACAAATAATGAGAAAGACTAAAGAAAAAATCAAAATAGGTGATAAAAAGTTTAAGGTGGAACAAGAAGTTTCTAATACCTTAAAGTCACTAGCACAGGCCGTGCATTCTCATGAAGTTGCACTTATGACATGGGTGCATAAAGACTATAATGGATCTAAAAGAATGACTAAAGATAAAAAAGATTTTAGAGATTCATTAAAAAAATACTGCATGCAAATACCTGGAGCTACAGATATTCTAAGCAGAATGGAAAAAATAGACAAAGAATTAGAACAAAGTCAAAACAAAAAGGAAGAAGTTAAGGAAGCAAAAGAATAATTCATTAACTTTGTAGTACTTTCCTATCCGTGTCACACATGGTTTTGTTTTGATTCACTAGATACCCTGCTTCTGCGGGGTACCTGGTGTTAAATCAAACAATATGAAAATTATCCAAGATCATAACTTGACTCATGAAAACTATTATAATGATACAGACTATGTATCTAATAGTATGTTAAGTCATTTAACAAACAAATCACCTGAATACTTTCAGTATATGCTTAATCATTCACAACCACCTAGCTCTGCTATGAAGTTTGGATCAGCATTTCATATGTATGTATTACAGCCTGACGAGTTTGAAAAACACTATGTAGTAACTCCAAACATAGACAAAAGAACCAAACAGGGTAAACAAGAGTATGCAGAATTTATGTTAAAAAATCAGTTCAAAACTTTAATTTCTGAAAGTGATTTACAAACTATACAGATGATGTCAGATAAATTATCACAAGATTCATTGTGTAAAGATTTGTTAAAAATTGGCAAACCTGAACAAATTATAGCATGGAATAATCCTGAATATGATGTAAATTGTAAAGGTATGCTAGATATACACTGTAATATAAATGACATAATTGTAGATCTAAAGACGACACAAGATTGTAATTTAAAACCATTTACAAGATCTATTAAAAAGTATATGTATCACAAGCAAGCTGCATTTTACACTGATGCTGTAAGGGCATTGTCATACTATATAGTAGCTATAGAAAAGAATCCACCATTTAGTTTAAATGTATTTGAAATTAGTGGTGATGTTCTAGATCAAGGCAGACACTTATATAACCAAGAACTATATCTTTACAAAAGATGTCTAGATGAAGGTAATTGGCCTGGTCCATCTATGGCTATTTGGAAAGACGTTCTAGACAGAGAACCTATAGATATAAATAATTTTGAAGATATATTATGAAAAACTCAGTAATTTTTGAAGGGGGCATTGATAAAGTTAGTACTTTAGCAGATGGTAGCTTACGTATTTACGTAGGCACCCCTGAGTTATCAAACGAAACTATGGTAAAGGTGTTTTCACTAATTAAAAAACCTGGTTATGTTTTGGTATCAACAAGTTCTTTTAATCAAGAACAAATAGATGCAGTTGAAAAAGCAACTGTAAATGCAGAGTTTAGTGAAAAAACTCCTAGTCAAAGACTTAGGGGTGTTTTCTACAAACTATGGGAACAAACACAGCCAAAGTCTATGAATGGAGACACAGGTGAATTAGAATATGTAGACTTTGATTTGTATTATAAAAGACAAATGAATAAACTTATTGATCACTATAAAACTAAACTAAACTAATGACAGAACATGATGAGCAATACTATGAAAGAAATAGAAATGGCTTTGATTATATCACAGACACAACAGATTCCCGTATTCCCCACTATTACGTAGGCTTATACTATAAATATGAAGCTAGAAAAATTATAGAAGACTACGATCTTTCGTATAACTTAGGGACTGCATGTAGTTATATACTAAGATCAGCTAGGAAACATAGCGATGGAGGTATATCTGATATAAAAAAAGCTATTGCTCATCTTGAATTTGAATTAGATAAAATTAAAAATAAATCATAATGGTATTTATTATAACCCTTTCAATTATATTTTTGACTTTATATATTGGAATAAAAAATGAAAAATATGATCAGAAATAAAATTATGTATATAATATGTTATTTAGGTTTTACACCTAAAAAATACAGAAGACCTGTATTTACGGAAAACAATAAATATTTATGTTTAATTACAGGTAAAATTAGACGTAACTTTTCCATTTACCAATAGGACACTCAGAACTAGACAGTTTAGTTTTTAAAAACATAAAACATAAACATTCTTTACACTGTTTTGTAGGTTTAAAAAATCTATCACAAGATTTACATATACTCATTCTATCTTCAGATATATTTTTTGGAACTATAAATTCTTTCATATACTTACATTATAGTTTAATATACCTTGTAAACCATTTTGTCTGTTATATATGAAAGCTTGTGCTTTTTTAATATTACCTATAAAACCTTTTGAATCATGCCAATAATCTGTTGCTGACATTGAAGATAAGTTCCTTACGGTTATGCCGTTAAGTTCTTCTATTGCTTGTAACTTCATAGCTTTATTGGTATGATAGTGTCCTCTATGCACTTCAACATAACTTACATCACTCCATAAATTTTTAAATCTCTGCGATATAATACCTGGCAAATCAGCCGTCTTTGGTCCATCACCATGATCACTAATTATTAAATTGTTACCATAAGGTATAGCCTTCATTAAACAATCTGAATTATCTACTTTTACATTATCATTATTTTCGTAGTATAACTCTAAAAGATCACCTAAATGCATTATTGATTCTCTATCATGATTACCTGGTATAACCATTACATGAACATTAGCTATTTCATATAGTCTATTTATAGCTTTGATCATAAGCTTTCTAGCTGTACGGTACATATCAATATGAAAATCAGAATTAAATTGTGGTGTACCTTTTGTAGTGCTTGGTATTGGCCAATCACCATCAGAGTTTAATAAATCTTGTCCTACGATAAATAATATCTTATCTATA